CCTCTGCAGTGGGACATGTTCTTTTACATAGAAAGTAAGTGTGCTCGTTCATACATTGCAGGGGATGATGATCAAACCATCTTTAACTTCCAAGGGGCTTCTGCAAAAATATTTATAGATTTAAAAGGCACGTTTGATCCACAGGTACAATCAGTTAGAGTTCCAAGAGCTGTACATAAATTAGCTACAAGTATCTTTCCACACATGGGACAACGTTTAGAAAAAGAATGGTTGCCAGCAGACAGAGAAGGATCTGTAGATATGAATGCACGTTTTACAGAGCTACCACTACACACTGATCATTGGTTAGTATTGACTCGAACAAATAAGATGTTAGAACCATTACGTGATCACTTATACAGAATGAACTACAGATTTGAAGCTAAAGCACAAGAATTACTACCACCTAAAATGTTAAATGCGTACAGAGTTTGGAAACGTTTAAATGATGGTGCATTTGTAAATGAAGAAGATGTAGGAGATCTTTGGGAGTTTATGACTGTAAAGGGTGGACATTTAAAAAGAGGCTTTGCTGGTGGTAAAACATTAAAAGGTATTGACTCAATAAATTTAGAAGGATTAAGAGAACACCACGGGTTGCTAGCGGCGGGGAGCTGGGAAATATTAAATTTTCCAGAAGCGAGTAAATTATACATAAAAAAATTATTAGAGTCAGGCGATGATTTAACAAAGCCGGCTAGAATAAGACTATCTACAATACACGGAGCTAAGGGAGATGAAGCAAACAATGTAGCTTTGTTTACTGATACTGAAAAAATTATCTATGATTCGTCGAGAGACAATCCAGATCCAGAGCATCGTACATGGTATGTAGGAGTAACAAGAGCAAAAGAAAATCTATTCGTATGCAGCCAGTATTACGAATATCAATACAACATAGGAGCACCAATAATATGACAGACGTCAACATGTTTGAAAAAATGATGGATGAAGAGAAGCCACACTATAAGCAGGTGGGTGGATCTCATTACATGTATTTTGACATTCAGCCGTACGAGTTTATTTCAAAAAATAATCTCTCGTTTTTTCAGGGCTGTGTTATAAAATACGTTTGCAGATACATGCACAAAAATGGAGTCGAAGATCTTGATAAGATCATTCACTATTGTGAATTAGAAAAAAAGAAGTTAAAAGATACAAAGAAGAAAAAGAAATAATGTTTACAGTTCAAACTGAATGGGATTGTCCAGATAGTTTTCCTGATTTGTCAGGAGAAAAATATATTGCTATCGACTTAGAAACAAAAGATCCTGATTTAAAATCAAAAGGATCTGGTGCTATACAAGGACATGGAGAGATTGTTGGTATAGCCATAGCTACAGAGGGATGGAAAGGATATTATCCAATAGCACATGAGGGTGGTGGTAATTTAGACAGAAGAATAGTTTTAGAATGGTTTAAAAAAGTTTGTGCAACAGACTCTTACAAAATATTTCACAACGCAATGTATGATGTATGTTGGATAAAAGCATACGGTATACCTATCAACGGACATATTATGGATACTATGTTGATGGCATCTTTAATTGATGAGAATAGACTTTGGTACACATTAAATAGTGTATCTTATGATTACCTAAGAAAAGTAAAAGATGAAAAAGCTTTAAAAGAAGCAGCAGAAGCGTGGGGTATAGATCCTAAATCTGAATTATATAAATTACCTGCTATGTATGTTGGTAATTATGCAGAGCAAGATGCACAGTTAACTTTAGATCTTTTTAAAGTTTTATCTGTAGAAATACAGAAACAACATTTAGTAGAAATATTTGATTTAGAAACACAATTGTTTCCGTGTTTAATTGATATGAAATTTAAAGGGGTGTGTGTCGATGTCGAACGTGCTCATAAATTGAAGAAGCAGTTATTATCACAGGAAGA